ATATTTTTTATTTAATAATTTAAAAAAATATTAATATTATTATATAGATTATAATAATATGAATATTAATGAATATGATATTAAACTTCAAAATATAGATATACCAACTATTAAACAAAGATTAGAAAATTATATAAGTAGTGATGACTTATTAAAATATTTTGGTAAAATGATAAATGATAAAATTGTTAAATACTCAGATTTAGATAATTATAAAACAATTGAACAATTATTACCAGATAATAATGATTTTAAAATAATATTAATAGAAAATCAATTAAATAGTGGCCATTGGGTTGTAATATTACGATATGATAACACAATTGAATTTTTTAATTCATATGGTTTAATGCCTTCTGTTGATTTAAATTTTATTGATAATTTACAAAATAAAATGTTAGGACAAGATATTAAATTTCTAAATATATTATTAAATGAATGTAAGAATAGATTTAATATTATTTATAATAAAAAAAGATTTCAAAAATTACAACCAAATATAAATACATGTGGTAGACACACAATATTAAGAATAATAATGTTTCAACACTTTCAATTAGATTTATATAAATATAATATTTTTATAGAAAAATTAATGAATAAATATGATTATCCAGCAGACATTATATGTTGTTTATTAGTTCCTTAAATATTAATATATAAATAATATTAATATGAATAATTATAAATTACAATCAATATTATTTCCTAAAAATAAATTTACATATGAACAAGCAACACAATTTTTAAGCAATCACAAATTTAAAAATAAAGGAGTTGATGAAAAAGAAAATTTTTATAGATTTAGACAATTATCAACAGACTATTTAAAAAGATTAGGATATACAAATTATAAAACAAAAGTATTAAATAATGGTATTGAATTAATAATTGCATATAATGATTAATTATTTCATTTTTGATTTCATTTTTGATTTTTTAGTTTTAGTTTTAGTTTCTAATTTA